CTTGTCTTTTTCTGGCTTAGAAAAAATGCCGTTTGGTTCTGGTAGGTAGCCACCAGGCACAGGTTTGGTCACCTGCGACTTTGCACTCGGTCGATACAGCACCCTCGGATTGAGGGGCCACCCCAAGGAGAAATCATCTCCAAAGGATACGAGCACTCTGAAGGACGTGTAGATCTCCGGATCAGATCCCACGGCCATTTGGGGCATGAAATATTCGTCAATCTGCGGGCCCCAGCCGCCGATCATGTTGTAGGCACAGTAGAAGGGCAATTGAGCCTCCAACCACTGCATCTGCATTGGACTCACCATCACCACACCTGCATCCGGAATGGATGGCGCTGATGAATCCGTCGTGAACACACCGTCTCTGTCCCCTATGATGTAGGGCCACACGGCAACAGTCGAAGCCGTTGTGTAATTGGTGTTGAACGCGCGGACCTTGAACCTGTAGCTCCCCCTTGAAAAGAGGAACGCGGTCATGATCCTTTGGTACACAGTTTGAGCTGGCACCATGGCATAGACGCTAGGATCTACAATGGGAGTCGTTGATGTCGCATCCTCAAAGTAGTGGTACCTCTTACCTAGCTCAGTCCACGCCTCCACGGTCTCACCGATGGTCACCCCACCTTTCACGACTGCCTTGGCCGGCACCAAGCCCTCGAATTCCTCACGGAACCGGGCCCGCATGTCGGTCACTTGCTGCACCTCGCCCACGTGCGCCTGGGGGAACTCCTCCGCCAGGCTTGGGGGACCGGTGTACTCCTTCCATATAGGGGCGGGAACCGCCACACGGAAGTCTGGTCCTCCTGCCATCCACACTGCAAAATACACGGTGGTGTCTAGCGGGTTGAGGCCCGACTGCACTGCATTGGTCAATGATATGACAATCTGGCCGTTGCAGTACTTATAGTCCGCGTCGGTGATGTCCGACCCCATGTGGGGGGGCGGGACAGCCTTCCACTCAGACGTCGACAGCCATGGTATGTTGAATGCCACGGATGTGTCGCCGTTAATGTCCACCACCTTGTTCACCAAGTCGCCTTCAGTGTTGTTGGCGATTGCACCGTTGAAGGTGGGATTGGGCTCCCACGCTATACGCACGCGGCACGATGTGAACGAGTTGCACGTGAACTGCACACACGTTGCCACTGATCCACCCCACATCTCAAAGAACGATGCCAAATGTCCATAAGGGGTGAGGTAGTAATTGTTGCCCACTGCATGGGCCTCAAAGTGGCAGTAGCTTGGATTCACAGGGATCTGAATGATCTTGTAGTTCGTAGGGGTGTTCACGTCGAACGACCCGAGCGCCACGAGACCAGGTATCCTCTTGTACTCCTGGAACCTGTTGTAATCCACAGGCTCGCAGTAGATGCTGTGCTCGGTCGAAACCTCATTCTCCGGGCTCATTGCAAGCATCTCGCACTGATCCAGGCCTGAACCAAATGCGAACCCGGTGTTGCTATGCAGACTGGTCTTCTGCACGGCTTGGACACTGGTGGGCTTGTCTAAGAACAGGCCCATGATGCCCTTCCCGAGTGCCATTCCTAGGACACGACCTGCTCCTTCCCCAAGGATTGAGAACGCCTTGGAGAATGTGCTGGGCACGGTGGCCTTAGCCACACTCGCAACTGTGTTGTTGCGACTCCTGTACTCTGCCTCGTACGCCATGGTCTTCCTGCTTGCACTGCCACGGTAGTCGTCCTTCCCTTGGGCCTCGAAGTGCTCCTTCGAGAGTAGCGCACTAACCCTCGAGCCCATGCCAGCAACCTCTGGTTCAATGAAGTTGGCATAGACCGTCACGGTCAAGGTGGTGGCTCCTACTGCGTTTGGCAACGACAGCGGTGCCAGCACATAGACATGCACTATTCCCATTCCTCCGTTGTACTCTCCTGCCGCCTCGCAGTCCCAGTCCAGGTTCATGTAGTCGTAGGGCTGCACGAAGGGCATTGCTATGTCAAGCGACACCTCCGTGTTCGCCGACAGCTGAGAGGAGTTCAAGCACGAGGCGGTGTACACGTTCTCGAACGGGTTCTGAATACCGTCCGTCGGATACAATGTGCACCAGTGCGGAAGCCAGGCAAACATTAATCGCCCGCTGTGATTCCGCGTCCCGTTGATCCGAACCGAAATACGCACTCCTGCTCTGAAGAACTGGAACCTCTTCAGCTTCTCCGCTATGTTCGGAATCGCGAACAGGAGCCTCGGAAAATCCAGCGTCCTCTTGTCTGTTCCCATGGCATCATCGCTGCTCCACTGGAACTGGTCTACCACGTAGGGCCTGCTCAAGACCGCGGTAAGGCCTTGGTCACCATACGGGTCTATGCCACGCGACACCGGCATTATCACCGACGCCGTCTCTGCCATTGGGTCCTGTTTGGCGGAAATATCCGAGAAGGTCGTAGTCTGCACTGTCTCTCCTCCCTTGGATGTGTTCTCCGAATCATCCAAGCCCTGGGCCACGAAGATCTCCACAGGACTATACCCGTAGAACTGGTCGTTGCACCTGCTCCACTGGGGCAAGTCTATGTTCCAACCCTTCATCTTGAGCCTCGTGTCCCAGAGCGTCCTCCTGCTCTCGAAGAACTCTTTGCCCCATTGGTGGGCGTAGGTGAGCGCACTGCTGACTAGAGCAGTAAGGTCATCTCTGGTTATGCGACCCTTCTTCTGCTTCACCCACTGAACCATATCGTCTATGGTCTCCTTCTCGAGGGCACCACGCACCTCAGCTCCACACGGAACGAACTTCCGCTGTAGGTACTTGGCTTCCTCCACCGTGTAGTACTTAGGCAGGATGCCACGTTTGAACACGTCTTGGTACTCCATGCCCCACTTCTTGCACTCACGCGCAATACTGAGCATTGTGTACCAGCAGCCCTCGTACACTCCAACAGTGTGATCATCGCCATAGACATTGGCACCCCTCCACGGGAACTCCATCGTCGCCTGGTCATCAAGCGCAGGACGATCCGGCTCATTGAGCGCCGCCAAAAGCAGCAGCACCAGCATCATGAGCGAGTTCAGTAGGGTCGTGAGCATGCGTCCTGAGGGGTTGCCTGGGCACCTGTACATCAGATTCAATGCCAAGTACCTGCAAACACCTAAAGCCCTGCAGAGCGCTCTCTCTTCGAGCAGCGCCTCTCGCTTGGCCTCCTCGGTAGAGTCCCTCAACCGCCAGGCCACCATGATGTCGATCACAACAGCCTCTATGAGCTTGTAAGGCTCAGACGCATCCATAGCGGCCAAATCACCGCCAAGAAGACGCACTATATTCTGAACTGCCTCTTCCCACTCCTTGGTGCCTATCTGTACCCCTTGTAGCATGTGCTTGAACCGCGAAACACGGTTCCACACCTTCTGCCACCTTCCATGCTTGTCTGGGCTGATGCCGAGATCAATAGGACACTCCGGACTTTCTTGCCACCTCAGGATGTTCTCAAAAAACGCTCCATAGTGGATCCTCTCTAGGATCAAGCTCTCCAAGGGCAGCGGGTTCACCACCCTGGTCTTGAAGGCCCTAACCACTCCGTCCGGATATTTGGCCCACAAATCTCTCTCCAACTCTGCGATCTCTTCAGCCTTCAAAGGGGTTCCTTTCAGCTCTGCCAAAGCTTGCTGCCTCTTAACCTCCTCCGAAACTGAGAGCCGGACCTTGTGCTTGTCCAGCAACTCGTCCTTAAGCGTGTTGGTTGCCACGAAGCCAGGGTCGCCCCCAGCCTTAAGCGTAGCAATCGCAGCGTCCAGCCTCTCTCTAAGAACCGGCCCAGGAACGTACTTGTCATTCAACAGCACGAACCATGGCAATTTCCCCTTACCCGGGGGGGCCAGCTTCTTGAACCTGGGTGTGGTGTAGGGCCAGCCAGGGCTCTTGCTCATGTCAATCCCCGCCATGTGCTGCCATCCTGGCACACCATTAATGGCCTCCTCTTCCGTTAGGAGCCTTGGCTCAACCAACGTAGGGATCTTGTCCAAGATGAACTTGCACACCTTCGGGACCTGCTCGTCCCAGTGGTTATTGGCGGGTCTGACTAGCTTCTTGGCCAGGCCTTCCACGAGTGGCGAAACACCGCCCTCTGGTCGCAGCTGCGCCGGGAGCACTCCACTAGGGGGCACTCCAGGCTCGCCGGCCAAAGGACTTGGTCCTCGCTTGCTCGCCGTGGGCATACGGACCACCAGATCGGGGTCCACACACCCAAGGAACTCCACATTGCCACACGCTATCCTATCCAGCGGTATCTTGGACTCCTCCACTGGTCGCAAATTGAGCTCCTCACCACAATGGCCATTCGCCTCCGACATGGCGGTGTAAGCCGCAATGTCCTCACACGTGATGATCACGCCGATGACCTGGGTCGGGCTCCCGGCTATATGGATGCCGGTTATCTTCCTCGCCAAGTCTGGGTTGAACGCCACATATGGCAAACCACACCAGCCTCTCGCTGAATGTATGCCGCGCACTGTGATGGTATCAGCAGACGTGATAAACTTGTCCTGTAGCTGGTACACTGCCTGGCCATAAATGGCCGGCACGTCGGGAGACTGCTGGAGAACGGTCTCTCCGCTGTCCTCACGCCTCACAACTGCAACGGCACCACCCATCACGGTGGGCACGTCCTTCCTGAAGATGAAATGGTCTGAAATGTCCGCTGCCTCAGGAAGTGCTCCTTTAGGCACCTGGCCAAACATGTAGTCCTTTCCATCCGCACGCTTGAACTGGAACGCCTCCATAGGGGCCGTGTAGCTCTTGTCGCGGAACTTCACGGTCATGGGGCCGTCCACCATTTCCTTCCAGTGGTGGACTGTAACAAAAGTGCTTCCTCTGATGAACAGGCACTTGAGGGTGCGGGTTCCGCACCACACGCTCCCGATGTTGGATGACACCTTGCCACGGGCAAGCTCGAACGCATTAATGTCCTGAATCTGCGCCACAAACTTCGTGGGTGTCACCTTCACTATGGTGGGCTCGTCATTTGGCCCGGGGTGGTAAGCCCCAAGCGCTCCCGCCTGTGCCTCTCCATCTTGGGCCTTCGCCGCACCTTTCTTCTTCTTGTTCACAAGGGACACGATCTTCCCAAGTGCCATGGAAGCCAGCGTCGCAGTGGTCAGCAAGCTAGCAACCAACAGGATCGGTGCAGCATACTGGTGCCGGTCTGGATGCTCTATCACATCCCTGAACCAAGCCAACCCTCTGTTGGACCTAGCCAGGAACGCCTTCCAAGCCAGCATGTAGTTGGACTCAACCTTCCAGTATATGTTCGTCCTGCAGCAATTTGCAAGCTCTCTGGTGAAAGGATGATCCTTGGTCACAGGGCACGAGCCCCACACACCATCATGCTGGTGCATCCTCCCTTCCTTCACCACGAAGTAGTGCCACACAGCATGGACTGGATCTCCCGTCTCAGCCCACTTCAGGCAGGTCCACACAAGGTGGGCCTCATCCTTGAAATACTGTTGGACAATCCTAAACGCCTCTTCATCGCGCCTCTTCCTCGCAATCTCCTCAGCAATAGCGGCTTGATCTGTTTCAACGCCTTCCGCCCCTGGGGGCTCCCCCTCCTCCTCGGAGGAACTATCACTGGGATTTACGACGAAGCGCACGCCGTCGTCGCTTGACGACGAGCTACTGCGCCCATCGGGAATGTCCGGAACTGGAGGATCTGAGTCCTCTAGCTCTCCTTGCGCCTCAAAGCCATTACGCATGGCCCTAAGGAACTCCGGCTTCTGCTCCGTCTTCAAGTACTCTCTAAGCCTGTTGTTCGGCTTGGCGTACTCAATCATCTTGTCCATCACCATCTGGAGCATAGCTGGGTAACGTATGGGGTCGCCCTTCTTTTTCCAAACGATGTCCTTGCCGTCTCCCTGCCAGGTGAGCAGCTGGAACACATACCTATCCCTAGTCATGTTCCCAGCAGGATCCCTCTCCGCATGTTCGGGATCCACAGTCACTTCCCACGCATGGTCTATCCTACGCATGTAGGCTCGCTTGTCAGCGAGCTCCACCGTATTGGGCAGACAGTTTGGTGAGTTGGTCGTCTGTATTATGCACCTGGATGTGAAGAAATTCCTGCCCTTCTCTTCCAAATGTGCAAAGTTGAGAGGGTAGGTCTGGTCGTTCTTCGCCTTGATCACGACAGCGGCCTCCCTTGTAGTGGCCTCCCTGGTTGCAACCTGGAAAATGTCGTCCATGACAAAGAACAACTGTCCCATGTAGCCTTCCCAGTACTCACTTGTCGGATCGAAATTGTGCCTTGCGTTCTCAGTGTATTGAACGCCCATGATGTAGCATATGTCTGCAATCACAAAATCAACCAAATTGGACTTGCCCACTCCTGGCAGCCCGGTGAACACCTCAAGAACCGGACAGATCCTTCCCTCATCTGTGCACTCATATGCACGTATGTGACCCATGAGATCGGTCACCGCCTTAAAATTCATAAGGAAAGTCTGTCCCACTCCTGTAGGCCTCAGAGCACTCGCCACGAGCAAGCGCTCCTCCAGGGCACACCCAATCTTGAGCAACTGAGTGACCCCGTTCCTGAAGCCAACATCCTTGATCAGCTTATGCGGGTCCGCCTTCGTGACGATATGATTGTACATCTTCAGCCACGAAAGCAAATCGTCCACCAAGTTCTGATACTCCTGTCCGACTCGTGGCCTGCCTGTTGCAAGCTCGTAAAGCCAGTCAAGGATGGTCTTGAACGCCCCCACCATGAAACCGATGAGGTCCTTGCCCGATTTGAGGAACCAGGCGGCATCCTTAATGGTAGACACACGAGCCTTGAGCAGCTTCCTATCATCGCTGCTGGTGGCGCCGCACAATCCCTTAACCGCTTCCCACAGACTTGTGAGCAGCGTTTCGGCATCATGCTTCGCATCATCCTTGCCCTGCGCCTCGAAGTCATCATCTCCCTTGACGGGATCGGGAACCTCGTTCATCTCAATGTCCTTCTCAACCTTCTTGTTTGAGCCATCACCCTTCCACTTCCTGGACATGGCTATCAGTGCCGAAACTCCCTTCGACGGAAGTCCTATCAAAGCCACAACACTCGTCGCTATGAGCGCCCGGACCACATTGTCGTCCGTTTTCACTATGGCTATGACCGCACAGATTATGCCAACTATGAACTCAACAAGTCGCGCAATCCAATTGGGCCCGTCTCCGAAACCCTTCATGATGTCTTGCTGGGCCTTCGCGATGCTCTCCTTGACGTCCTCCACAGTCTCCTTTGCGACATTGCGCAGATGCGTTGCCATCTGCTTGCTGCTGTCGTCCATCTTGGTCATGACGCGGTCTGAAACCCGCGTCGCGGCAGCCTCCGCATTGTCAACAAGGGTGCCTCCGATCATGGAAAACCTAGCACTCGCCTTATCGAC